CCACCATTGCTGATGGACGTTAATGTCAGTAGGCATAAGTGGAGCAGGTATATTCAAGTACCTGTATACGATTTCTTGCTCGCTTGCGAGCCGATGGTAGTATGCTACCTGACGTGAGCCTGCCTGCTACCTGAGATAATCAGGATAACAGAAAGGAGTGATCTTATGGTCACTAGCACGAACAGGGTCATACTAGCCAGTATACCTCTAAATCGAAAGATGAAGAGATATTGGTCTAGCAAGTATGAGCGTATCGTCGTAAACTGTGGTCCTGAAGAAGCAGTACGAAAGTTTAAAAACCTTCGGGTTTGCATTCTAAAGTACCTGTCCGATTCAGATCGCAGATCCAACCTAGGAAAGCACCTAAGCTCGACAGGCTTTCGTGTGAATGGGTTCCTTCGCATGCTCTTTGAGTATGCAAATACCCAGCCTCACTACGTCCTATCCTTTCTCAAGATGTATACCGGCCCAGTTCGACGGACAAAATCTGTCGATTCTGCTGCTGGTGATGTCAAGAGAAGGCTGGATAGTGTGAAGGCAAATCCAGCTGTTCCGAAATTTCTTCGGTCATGGCTGGAGTGCATCAACACTCCCCATGGGCTTTCTTGGAAAGCAGCACAAGGGTTGAAACACCCTTTCCATGCGCTAGCTCATACCTGTGGCTCTTATGAGTCATGGCACGAGTATTGGCTGTCATGGTGGCGCGTGCTTCGCGCTGGTTGGAAGTCGAGTATCAAGCTCGACTATAAACCTGTCTTCCCGGAAATCTACAAGGATTACCAGACAGACAGTCAAAGTTCTGCATCTTATGATGCGGACTTTGCTGACCTTATCTCCCTTCATATGTCAGAAGGGAGGGTTCTCTCTGAGAACCAACTGGAATTTGTAGATAGCTTCCTGGATGAAGATGTTGGGGATGCCCTTGAGGCATTCCTTTGGGGAGATATCCTCCCTGAGGTGGAAGGAATATTCCGAAACACCACTGTACTGTCTGGCGAGTATGTCGGACATATACAGCACATCCAGAAAAAGGGTGGTGGTACAGACTATAGAGATATAGCTGTGCCAAACAGATTCATTCAGAATGCTCTTGTTCCATGTGCCGACAAGATGTATAATCTCGTTAGGCATCTTCCTCGAGATGCGACCTTTGATCAGGATCGCTTTGATACCAAGATACAGAATCGTGTTAATAATGACACGCTGTACCAAGGATCTGTTGACCTCAGTAAGGCCACCGACAACCTTCCCTTTTCATGGGGAGAGGAGATCGTGTGGTATCTTTCACGGATGTTCTCCTTGAAAGATGAGGATCTCGCTCGGTCTATCTTTCACATCAAGAAGGAATCGTCCTTCATTGATGCGTTAGAGGCCGAACGGAAGTTTGATAAGTCTTACGACTTATTCAAGCGGATTGCAAGAGCAAGATGGGAAGATGAAGGATACCTTATTAGGTGGAAGGTTGGTCAGCCTCTGGGTTCACTACCCAGTTTTGCAATGCTGGCCATTACCCACAACCTTCTAGTAGAAAGCCTGGCAGCCATGCTGGGCCTATCACATTCCCCTTATGTCATTCTTGGCGATGATATCGTCATAATGAATAAGAGGCTGCGCTCGCGGTATATCCGTGAGTTAAGCTCCAGAGGGATACCTCTATCTCTTCACAAGAGTTATGAGGGCAGACTTAGTGAGTTTGCAGGAAAGACCTTTGTGAGGAACTGTGTTCCATTCTACACCTCAGACCATACTCCTATTACTTGGGAATCGTTGTTTGATTGGCAACGTTCCACAGGTATTAGGATTCCTTGGGTGAACGTACCCAGGGCGATCAGGCGAAGAATCGAAAGTCTGGTCCGCACGTATCTTCGTGCATATGGTTTGACTCCTTCATCAAAGTTGGTATACCAACTGGCAAATTCCTCCTACGACCTTGTTCTCTCCTGTGAGATACTTGGTCGAGGATCGCACCTATATCCGATACCGGATAGTGCGGAATGGTCCGAGCGGGCTGTAAGGTACTTCGAGATGAGGTACACTCACGAGGATCTTATCCCTGATGCAGTAAAACATTCAGGAATCACCCTTGTTGGTGGTTGTCATCCCATCACCCTTATGAGTGGTGAGTTTGCAGATAAGGATGGATACTTCTTACGGTTCCGCCCAGTTGAGTTACCCGCTTGGTACAAGGCTAAAGTGAGACCTTGTGCCACAGACGCGATACTCAAGGCAGCAATTACTGCCTGCTCAGAAAAGACTCTGGAAAGATACCAGGAATCTAATTCCGAATAGGACTTGGTCGGG